GGTTACTTGCAACCTGTAAGAATTGCATAAGACGCTGACTGCGAACTTCTGTAGCCATTAGGCTTTCAGTACCACGTGCCTTAACTTCTAGGTCGCCTTTGATTTCGGGGTCAAAGTCAAACTGCATATTAAAGCGGAAAAAACCTTCACCCAATGGACGCAACAGATAATCGTCTACATTCTTGATAACAGTTTTAATGCTACCGCTTGCTGCATTCATTAGCATAGAAATACCAGAAGCAGTACGACCTACACCAGTAACGCCTGTTTGTCCATGTGAGAAGCTAGGCATACCTGTAGACTCATCAGCAAGCTGACGTGCTTTGTCAAACAGCATCATGTTTTCTGAAGATACGTTTGGAAACTTAGTGCCAAAGATAGCCTGTCCCGGTGCGCCACCCTGTCTGCGGAACACCTTGCCCGGATATACAGATAGGTCTTGGCCGGGAACAAGGTTAGTTTCATCTACCTCAATTACCAAGTTACCTGACAATACCGCATTGTCTACTGCCATACGCATAAAACCATTCATTAGTGTTTGCGTATCGTCCATGTTTTCTGCAATACCTACGCCAAAAAATGAGTATGGGTTAAGTTCATAAGGTGCAGCTACATATGGAATCTTTGCTGGCTTAAATGGGTTAAGCACCATACGGATGAGTTTGTTATTACAAATCCACACGTTTGCTTGTAGTTCATCAAAGTTTTTTAGTTCTGCAGGAATATCTACCTGCTGGTCTTCCAGCATATCGGTATCAACCATACCCCAGTATTCTAGCACTTCAAAACGGTCAATGCCATGCTCTGGTGCATAGTCAGACAAATCGTCTTCCCAATATTTTTTATCGTAGTTTTCACCCATCTGAATACATTCATCAATGACTTGACTACGAAAGTAAGGACGTTTTTTAAGCTGCCTCATTTGAGAACGTGACATCTTGTGTCGTTCTACTACAAACTGTGCTTCGTCCATATTGTTAGCATCTGGGTCTGGATAGAAATTCCAAACAGATACGTGGTCTACTTGTGGTACAGTTTTAAACAATGGGTCATAATTACCATCATCATCCCAGTTAGCATATTCTTTGTCCTTTGCAAATGGACCTTTCATAATGCCTGTACCAAACAGTGCCATTTCAAATGCACTGCTACGAAGGTTTTTGTTAGCACCTGACTCTTCAAGTTGGTCGTGAATTTTTTTCTGCATCTTTTTAGCTGCAACCATAGCAGGGCTAAATTCAATAGCAGTGGGTGTTTTACCCGGACCTTCTCTTAGTTTATCTTGAACAGGTTCTAGTTTTTCTTCCAGAACGCCCAGCTTTTCGCTAAGGCTTTTAGATGTAGCACCTGCAGGGAAATCCATGCCGTCGCCCGGGAAACCATACGGGCTAGACAACGACGTAGAAGCCTGTAGTTCCTCTGGCTCTTGCGGGTCAAAATGAACATCTGCTACAACTCCTTCAGGTAGTTCTGTAGGCTCAATAGATAAAGGAAACTTATTATTAGCAAATAGAACATCAACGATTTGACCATACGCAGCAAGCGTTTTGGTTTTAGTAATTTTGATAAAGACACGTGATTTTTCCGTTTCTGTAAACTGAACATCTGGTCCATATAAACCACGATAGTTACGATAAGACTGTAACCACCTTTCTTCGTCTTGATAACGATAATCTTCTGCTCGTTTAAAACGCTCTATAATAAATGGAATAATGTTAGATACGTCTGCATCAGACGCAACAGAATCATCTGTGTCTTCTAATGCAATAGCGTCATCTTCAATCATGATGTCATCTTCATCCATACTTTTATTCCTTAGTATCCAAAGGTAGCATCTGCAACTCGCATACCGCCACCGGGTCTACCCATCGGGTCATAATCAAATACACTAAATCTAGGTCGTGACATTATACCATATCTTAGTGCGTCGTACAAGTGGTCTTCTGCTTTCGTGTCCACATCTTCTGGATTTTTCTTATCCAGCGGTATGGACGGTAACTGGGATATAATGTTTGTGCAACTATTAAAGAAAACAATTCTTGGCTCTTCTGTAAATTCGTCTATCTGTAAACGCCTGTGTATTTCATTTTTACCTGCTACACGGCTACCACGACTTCTATCTGAAGGTCTCCACCTACATCCTCTGCTTATCATTTGCTCCGCAAGAGAAGGGCCAGTATCGCCACGCTTGTGCCAAAGAGAACTGTCCAGAACACCGTACTTAATATTACCATCTTCAGCTTCTAACTCTAGCACCATGTCAGCCAAGTCCGTCGCTAAGACTTTTGACACATACAATTCCCTGTACACAATGAGTTGCTCAGACGGTGCGACAGCGAACCAAACAACACCGCTGTGAGAACCATACCCGTAATCACATGCTCTAAACTTAACCCAATTGCTAGGAATATTAAAAGGTTCAATAACATGAACACTACGGTCAAACTCTGTGAACGCAGCACCTTCTTTAATATCCCAATCACCTTCGAGGAGTTGCCTTCTCTGCTGCTCTGGGAGCGACAAGAGCATAGCTTCGTAGTCACCTGCTTCAGAGAGATACGGGTTGTCAGATAGTCTAGCAGGAATAAACCTACGTTTAAATAGTGGCTTCCCAGCCTTGCTATGCCCTGCTGGATACCTGAGAACTTCACCTGTTTCACTATCTGTCGCATCATATGCTTGTCCGTATGGGGCTGGGTCAATAAACATTTTCTTTACCCAGTGATGCCCTCTTCCACCGGGGTTTGTTGTTGCCCTCATAAAGATAGGCAAGTCAGGGGCAGTGGACCGTAGACGACTTCGCATGTAATTCCATGCATATGGCGATTGCCACTGAGTCAGTTCGTCAAAGCCTATCCAGCTAAAAGCCAGACCCTGATAGCGCAGGACATCTTCATCTCTGTCGAGGTATGACATCCACAACCTCGCTCCAGATGGCGCAGTCCACTGCATCTTCCTTTCTGACCACTTAATACCCGGCCAGATTTTTGGGTATAGTTCCTGCGATTTAAATATTAGTTCTCGCAGTTCCTCAGTAGTATGTCGAAGCAGTAGTCCACTAAACTGTGGATGCCCCATGTACCTTAGAGGGTCAGCAAGCATGGCATAAGATTTACCACCCCCTGCTGAACCACCGTATAATACTTCACGTTCACTTGCTGCAAGAAAATCAGTCTGTGGACCGGGATTAGGTTTGAATAGCACATTGGCTGTTTCTTCAATACTCTGAAACTCTTCTTCATCAGAAACAGTCTCCTGTATTTCAACCTGTGGCTTTTGAACCTGTGCGGCCTTCTTCGAGTTCTTGCGCTTTGGCGATTGCCTTTTCCGCATACTCTGCCCACTGGCGGAGGCTTGCAGCTTGGTTCTTACGCTTTCGCTCATGGTTTAGTCTTTTCCTCAATCCTACGTGAGAGATATACCTGCCACTATTTGTACTAAGCCAGTTAGCTACTTCACGATAGCTATACTGGTTTGTGTACGACCTAGCCTTTTCAAGCAAATCTAGTTCAGTTGGTATGGGGTCAAGAACGTCTGGGTCGTCTTTATTTTGTTCGTATCCAAATGGTACAGTACGTGCAATACGTGGTATCTGTACCCATTCGTTTTCTTCTTTAATGTCTGTTGGCTGTGGAAGTTTCCACTTGCCTATACTTCTAGTCATCTTTTTTTACGGTTATCTACACTAGAAAGAACCATGCCACCTTTACGATAGTCTGCGCTACCTTTTCTAGGTCTAGGTTTTGTAATCATTCCACCTTTATTAGTACCATCTATTCTATTTATTTTACCTGTAGATACATCCCTAAAATCACCGGTATAATTTCCGTCTTTGTCTTTTAGTTTATACATACCTTCAATAGGATTATTAGCATTTCGTTGATAATCTATATAATCCTCAAATCTTTCCTGAGGTATTTTATCTGGGTCAATGCCCTCGCCTTCTGCGTACTTTCTTGCAATTCTATAGTGTTTATTTTCTGAAGCATTTTTAACCCGTTGGTTTTTTTCAAGAACTCTATTTTTAGCTCTCTGGTTATCAGCATCTTTAATAGCAGGTTTTTCTTTATATAATGCTTTTACATCCTTATCATTAGGATTGTTTTGCCTAAAAGTTTTTACACTTTGCCCAGCATCTTTGGCTTTACCTCTAATAGCAGATTGAATTGTTTCAATAATGCTGCGTACTGCTTTTGATTTACTCATTAGTCTTCTTCCTCTACTGGTGCTTTAGCTGGCATAAGCATCACGCCACCTGCGGCTTCCACTTGTACCTTTTCTGTTTTAATCAGACCTGTGCGGTCTAGTAGTTCTTTAGCTGCTGACATTTTATCACGAATGCCAAGTTCAGTTGGGTCATACAAAGCGTGGGTCATAGCCATAGCAGCTTTAGGTGCATTACGTGCCATATACATCTGCGTTGCTTCTAGTATCTCTTCTTTCAAACCTTTTACAATAGCTGAAGTAGAAGTACCTTCTGCATAGCCAGCCAGTTTCTTAGCAGCGACTACGTCGCCCCCAGCGTCCTCAAAGAGGACTTCAAGAAACTTCTGTTGCTTTTCGTTTAGTTCTCTAGCCATATTACTTTTTCTTCATATTGTTTTTTGATGACATAACCATGCCACCTTTATTATATCTGTAGTCTGTATGACCTTTGCGTGGCTTACCAATGTACCCACCTTTATTTTTGTTTACATTAGAAAACAAAGAACTGATGCCTTGTTCAATAGATTTACCTTTTTTCTTGCTTCCAAATAAACCTGATATAGCTTCTTTAGCAGCTTCTAGTGCGCCAATTTCACCACTAATACCTAGACGACGAATATCGTTTTTAGATGCTTTGCCTAGCAATTGTTTATCGCCACCTTTTTTACCCCTATACAACATAGGAGTTCCAGCTTTATTTCTTTGGATAAATTCATTAGCCATTATTTAAACTCTCCATGATGCATAGCGTGTGCCAGTTTATGACTGCGTGTTTTTACTTGAATTGCCCATCTGCTGTCTAGCATTTCTTTTGCTGCAGTGCGAAAATCTTCTTCATGAATAGCATTCCACATTTTTTTAAACTTACAAAGACGAGGTACGCCCATATTAAATGCCATGTCTACTACTACAAGCTGACGTACAGCGTCCAATTCTGCTACGCAAGGGTGCGCTTTTAACAGTTCTTCCTCGACAATCTGCACGTCATTCTCTAATAGAAATGCAGCGTCAGCTTCAGTGATACCATGCTCATACACTGCTTCTATGTTCGGGAAGTCAAGAGCCTGAAGTTCTTCTTTAGTAATACCTCTGTCTTCAAGGTTTCTACCAACACCAATAGTGTCAATGCCTAAAGAATCCTGATACACTTCTAGGCGCAAGCCTTCGTGTTCTACAAGTTTTTTAATTAAGTGTGTACGAATATACTTCATTTATTTGCCCTTTGCTTCTCTGCCAAGATAAATGCCATACACACCTGTCATAACACCCATGATAACAGAAACAAATGCAGACTGTTGTGTTGTTGGGTCTTCAAGATTCATAAACCACTCCGCACAACGCCAAGACATTGCAACAGAAGCTATCATAGTTAGTTTGGCTGTAACATTAAACTGCAGCCATCTTCTCCACCAATCTGCCATTATTTACACAAGTCCTCATAGCGAAGTGTGTGTTGTCTATGCTGAGACAAATCACCCACGTGATTGTAAGTAAATAGATTGCGTAGAATTGCCAGCCACTTCATGACTTTTTCCCGAAAAATTTAGTTGCACTACGTACACCAAAAGAAGCAGCGACAATAACTCCAAGACTATACTGATACCAATCAGGCATTTTTTCCAGTTGAGCGAAACCATTTGCTACAATATCTTCCATGCCCGGTATAAACGCTAGTATCAAGGGAATGCTAAACAAAATAACAAGCCACTCATCTTTCCACGAAGATTGGCTACCACGAGCCATTTCCAAATCCCAGTCAATCTCACCTGTAGCTTTCTTCTGCATTACTACAGCTTCAGCTTGTGCTTTAGCTACCTTTGTAGCTGACTGTGCTTTCTTTTCTTCTACCTTGCCCTCAAGCCACGTAGAAGCAATATTACTTATTGGTCCTATCAGTGCGGTTAGCATTACACACCCCTTCTGAATTTGGCAGTTTTCTTTTGTATCGCTTTAGGCTGGCTGACGAACTGCTTACCAGCACGAGTTCCTTTTCTTTTAGCAGCGGTTGTTGCTGCGTACTCCTGTGGCGATAACGCTTTGATAGCTGCTGTCGGTAAATACCGTTCACCAGTTTCACTGGACGGTTTCCCACTCTTAGTTCTCCACTTTTGTTTGCCCCAAGCCTTTAAACTTTTTTGTGGTCCTTTTAATGCCATTACAAACCTTTTAAATAAATAATCCACATAGCCAAAGCAGCAAGAGAAAACAGACCCAGAACAAGTAAAAATACAACTGTGCCAATCTCAACGTATCGCCTTATCTGCCTCTTTCTATCTTCGATAGCTTTAAGTCTAGCTTTACGTGCTTCTGCTTGAAACCTTTGCCAGTCTGACCACAATCCCGGCCTACCAGCATATATCATCCATTGTTTTAGTTCTTCTTCTTGTTGCTTTAACTTTTCTAGGTGAAGAAATTCTTCTAGTTCTGTATTACCTTTTCGTTTCTTTTTTTCACCTAACTTGCGTAAATCTTCTGTGGCATTTACGTAATCACCAACTTTATGTGCGACGTCAGCAATTTCACGTCCATTTTGGATAGCTGACTTGATTACTGCAAATGCTGCATTAGCTGCCGCTATCTCTGCTAACATTTGCTACTCCACAATTCGTACAATATACTCTTTACCGTCTATACCGACATCTACTTCTACTTGTCGTTTTTCGCAAGAGTAGCGAGTATCTTCTCTGTCCTTCCAGCCATTACGTTCTATCTGCCGTTTCATCTTTAAACACTCAGACATGCTCATAGGCCCGGTATGTTCTATAATACCGCCACTTAGATACAACAGCAATGTCATTGTCTTAATGACTTCCATTTCGCATTTTCTCCAAACGTGCCTCTATAGCACCAATGCGTTTTTCATAAAATTCTAATGTTAGTTTTTGCTGTTGGTCATGTGGCGCACGGCCTTCATCTATCTGTGCTGTCAATTCATCTAATTGGTCAGCAAGGTGTTCAATCAACATAAACTGTTCGCTGTCGGCAGGTAAACTGCCCATCTCGCCACGAGGCCACTTAATACGAAACTCAGTATTCTGTCCTAAGTCAGACTCCATCATTGTGATGTTTGTTTCTATCTGATTAAGACGTTCTATGATACCAAAGTATGCCCATGTTGCAAGTGAAGCCGCCGCAACCATACTGATAATGTTGCGCAGTGGTAGCGCAACCTCTGTATTCTCGTTTAGTTTTGCAGCCATTCAAGGTTAAGCCTTTTTGGTTTTGTAGCCACCGCCAGCTTTTTTATAAGCAAGTGCAAGCATCTGGGCTTTACGTGCTGACCACTGACCCGGCTTACCACCTTTGCTGCCAGCTTTAATTCTATTAAACAAACGCTTTCGTAGTTCAGGTTTAGTATAGTTGCCTGATTCGTTTACTCTGCTTTTAGCTTTTTTCTTTGCAGGTTTCTTTGGTGCTGCACGTGTTGCCATTATGCCCTCGCTGGGTCAAAGTATTCTTCGGCAGCTACGCCTACAAGAAGTTCATTTGCAGAAGCAGCAGCAACAATAAGTTTGTCACCGCCATGAAGATACAAAGGTTTATCTACTGTAAAAAGATTCTCAATACTTTTACCGGCTACAGAATGACCACTAAATAAAGTATGCGTAACAGCCGTTGCTTGCTCATAATACTTTAAAGTATAGTTTGAGCCACCCGAAGTA